CATCGGGTCTCCACACGCTTCTACTTGTGCTGATTGTACTGGTGTTGGCTGATCAAGCTCGCGCATCTTAGCCATTAAACTTTGAAAATCCATTATTAACTCCCCATGGCGCTTTTAAGACCGGCTTTGTCAGCCTTTGCCTTGGGCAGCTTATATTCTGTTGGCCCGTCTTGATCTTTCTTGCGCTGTTTAGCAGCCTTTTCTAGATCTTTTAAAAATGTTTTATTAAAATCATTGCCAAAATAATCCTTGCCTTTGATTTTATTGTCGCCAGCATTTGCATCTGCTAACAGTACTTCTGTATTAGGCTTTGTATCTGCAAGTGCCTGTTCCATTTCACTAGGTTCATCGCTGCCCCTAACACGAAAAGTTTCTTCTGTAAGTCCTAGGCTTTTTAGATCGTTGGAAATTTCTGGACTTGTAATTGGGTATTCGCAAGTTACTTCAAAAATGTGAACTTCACAGTTCGACATTGTAGGAAAGTCTAAAGGTAGTGACTGAATTGGTGTTGTGCTGATCTTTTCTAGTTTAGCTACCTTGCATCTTTCTAGGGATGTTTTTAGATTTTCTTGAAAAGACTCTGGCAACTCACCTGCAACTTTAATCTTAAAGCTGTAGACCTTTTTACTTTCGGTAAGATATTCTTTTAGAGTTTTCATAGTTGTATTTATGCTTTTCCGCTTAATTTTTTCAGCAGCTCATTGCGGTCTGTAATTACATAGCCCTGTCCGTTTATGACATCACCACCGGCTTCTGGACTGTCTTTGTCTATTTTGTATTTCTTCATTTGAAGATCGATCGCTTTGAGTTTCTTTTCAATTTTATTAGACTTTGCTGTAATAGCGTGTCCTAGCATTGAGCTAGCCACTTCAAAGATTCTACTGCTGTAACGAACTTCGACATTCATACCTAGATCCATTAATTCGTCATAGGCCTTTTCTGCTTTTGATGCTAGATCGTCAAGTTCGCCGTCAGCTAGATCATCAAGCTCTTTAATCTGCGGTAAAGTTTGAGTAATACGTTCTACGGCTGCATAACTGTCATCTAAACTGCGTACCTCAGCGTGATCCTTTACTGGTAAATCAGCAGGTATTTCTACCTCAGGCACAGGTTGGGCTTTTTCTTCTAGGTTAAATAATTCTTCTAACTTTTTGGTCATAAGCATACTTATCAGCGTTTTGAGCCTTGATGAAAAATATGTTCTTCGTTAACCACTCGAAAAATCAACCCCTGCTGCTTGCACCAAGCTCTAGCAGCTTCCCACTTGGCCATATTTTTTACATACTGTTCTTGATTATATCTGCTTTTTCCTACACTTTCTAACTGTGTTTGACTCAAAGGTTTTACTTCAACTATTTCAGCGTGTTTGCTGCCGGTTTTATCGTTGTATACAATAAAGAAATCAGGCACGTATATTGTATACTTGCCTGTAAATGGGTCTCTGTAGGGAATCTGAACACTTTCGCTAGCCCACTTTTCCACACCTTGGTGTTCGTCGAGCATTCTCATGAAAACAAATTCCCACGAACTACGAGCTAGAGGTGTTTTTTTACCCACATATTTTTCTGGGTTTTTCATTTCAAAACGACCTTGAGCAAATTTGGCCATTAGGCACCTATATTTCTAATTTTAAAGGAGTCATCTGAATTGGCCATTTTAAAGCCTAGTGAACTCGAACTTGGTCTATTATTGTTTAGTATTTCGCCGACTAAGGCACTGAGCTCTAGTTCGTCTAATCCTTTTAGTTGATCAATTAATTTAAACACAGGCATTGATTCTAGTTTGGCTTGCCTTAGTACCACAGCCGCAGTAATTTCAGCAGCATCCCTATCAAATCCGTTAGCTTGGAAAAAACCTATAGCTGCTTCCACATCATTGGCATTGAATTCTAAAGGCTCTTGTCCGTATTCGTCAAAAAATAATTTTGTTTTTGCGCCGCTGTCTGTTGACGACACAGGTGCTGGAAGATTAGTTCTCATAGCATGTTATCCAAAAAACTTTCTTACTGAGGCTACTACACTGCTGCCAGACGGAGCGTTTCTAGGAAACACACTTCCGGCAATTCCGCCGATGGTATTTACAATGCCGCCGATGGCTGCTGGACTAGTGATAATCTGCCCCAGTTCTCTACCTATACCTGCTTTACTAAGACTCTTGACATTGTTATAGGTATTGACCGTTTTAATAGCGGTGCTTAAGAAACCTCCAGGACTGTCAAATGTGGTACCTTTGGCTACATCACCAAAAATACTTTCAATGCCACCCAATACTCCTGCCTCGCCGAATAGTGTTTGTGTTCCACCTCCTTGAAGACTTAATGGACTTGGTGCAAAGTCGTAGTGCAAGGTAGCAAAACCTTGATTCTTAAGAGCACTAACACTGCCAGAACTATATTGTACAGATTCGTATTCCACCTGCATTGAACTTTCCATCAAACCCCCATCTGCATAGTCAACATTGCCGTGACTCCAGCTTTTTATTCTAGGGTTGATTAAAGTGTAGCCATTAAACCGTTGACGACTCATTGTATAGATACTGATCGATTCAAAGAAATCTACAGCTTTGTCGTTGTCTAGGCCGTATCGAAAACTGTCAAGAGGAGTATTTCCTGGTCTATAATTTAGTTCGTTTCTATAGGCATAAGTTGGCAATTTTCTATCTTGTGAATATGCTGCATAATAAATTGCCCATAAAGAATTTATAATACCAGAATTGTCGTCGTGGAAGGTAAAACTTACTGGCTCGTAGTTTAATGATTTATATAACAATTTTTTTCTATTATATTGATTCTTTGTGACCATTTCAAAATTATACTTTGGGAGCTCAGCAGTCTTTACCAATACGCTTATTTCTTGTGTGTGTTTTTCAGTAAATGCAAGGGCAGTGTGTGCATCTTTTCTAATTTTAAAAACAGCATGATATAAGAATTTGTGTCTTGGCGCTAGTCTAAATGTATCGTCAACAAAAACCCTAGAGGCGTGTTGCCAATCAGCCATATGACCTTTGGGTTTAATAATACCGCCGATAAGTCCCTTTCCAAACGATCCGAGACTTTCGCCAATAAGATATCTTGTGAATTTATTTGCCATACAATTATTTATGTCGTAAAAAAACCCGGCCTAAACCGGGTTCTTTAGAGTTAATTAAAATTAACCTTGTTGACCAGTAATCAACGCTGTAGCTGCCTGACGTCCTACCAGTGTTCCTACGCCAACTGTACCAGCTTCGTGTAAGAAGTTATCGTATCTGATAGTTAGAGCCACTGTAGCAACTTCATTGGTACCGTAGTTCAAATCACCGTAGTCAGTGTTTTGTAGGAAGCAACCAAAGCACTCAAATGTTTCAAGTACTCCTGGGCCTAGAGCGCCGTTACCGCCGTCTAGCACTTCCACACGAGTTGTGAATTTGTAATCAATACCTGAACGAGCACTTGCCTGTTCTAGGAAGTCGAACTGCTTCTGGATCTGTTGTCCAACTAACCGAACAACGTTTCCACTGGCGTCGTCTCGGACGTTTAGTGTTAGTGTTTCGTGTGTTGGCTTACCGCTCAAGTAAATCTTAGAGTTGTAAACAGGAACTTCAATTTCTTCAAAAGAAACCTTAGGTCTTGATACGTCGATCACTTGCTTAGTTAGCTCAGTACTAGCCTGAGTTCCGAAGCCAAGTAATGTCACTCTGAAGCGATACTTCAGTTTAGGCATTAGCAAACCAGCGTTTGTACCTGGGCCTGCTGGGTTAATCGAAAAGTTATTTAATGATGTAATTGGCATTTCTTTGCTCCGTTAATTAAATTTCACCAGTATTCTTGATGCGTACTGGAATGTAGATGAATTCTACTGCCTTAACTGGCTCAATAGCAATATCAACATACAACTCATTACGATCAACTCTACTTGGTGTGTTGTTTGACTCATCACAGACCACTGCAAAGTCATATAGAGCTCTTAGACCAACTAGTTCTAACAACAAGCTCTCTACTGCGCCTTTGATTTCATCACGGGTGATAGAATCGTTTGGTTCAAACACATATGGGCGAGCTAGTTTTGTTAGCTGGCTTCTTAGATAAACAACTAGACGAGCTACGTTGATACGATCTAATGCGCTGGCATTTCTAGCACGAGTCTTCTGACCGTAGGCAACTAGTCCAACACCAACAAAGAATGGAATTGGGTTAACTTTTAGATCATACAATACATCTCTTGTACCTTCGTTTAGGGCAACAGTTTGGAATTCACCTGTAGCTGCATCGATATAACCAACACTTGTTGCGTTAGTAATACCGCCACGTCTTGTACCTGCTGGTGCAAACCAAGGATAAGAAACTTGATCGCTTAGAGCGATTGTTTTCAACATCATGTGTGATGCTGGAACAACTGCATTAGCACCGCCTAGGTCTGTGGTAAATCCGTTTGGATAGTAAACAGCACAGTATTCATCATAGCTGACAATACCGTCATCACCGTTGTCTGTTACTAGAGCAGCATTAGTACCCCAATTCAACAATGATGTTGCATCACTTGCTAAACGCAATGGTGTATCACCAACAACAAACGCTGTTTGACCACGATCAATGTTCAAGCTGATCAAATTCTGCAGAGTTTCTGGATAACCAGGAGCAGCAATCAGGTTGAAGTTTCTACGTTCTTCGTCGCGGATTTCTTGGCTTGTATCAATAACTGACTTCATTGCCTGTACAACAACCTTACGCTGTGCCTTACGTCCAAAGCTACCAGAACCGTCTTCGTTGTTACCGCTTTCTGTGGTCCAACGATCTGGCCAATAGTTAGCCTGACTCTGGCCTAGCGCAAATACAGCACCGTTGGGACTGTTGTCTGCATCGAAACGAACGTTACGTTCTGCTAGATCTAAGTAATTATTTTGATACTTCTTGACATTACCACCACTAGCACGTAGGTTCCATAGCAACATACCTTTTGGATATAGCGCTGGATCTGGGCAATCAGTGTCTAGGAAGTTGCTAGCTAATAGGTCAGCAATGTCATCGCTAGGTGCGGTAGTGGCTGTGCCGCCGCTGGTTCCTTGACGAGCATCTGCAAACAATACACCTTGATCGCTGACTTGGTCAGTCTTATCAACTAACGCCCATTCTAGGTTTAGACCATCATACTTGTAAATTGTTGGGAAGTTTTCCATGTCAGCAGTGCTGATCCATAGATCACCGTTTACAAGTGCTGTACCGTCGCTTTGAGTTGTTGGTTCGCTGGCGGCAACGATTGGGCCTGCTGGGTCAGTTTTTAAGCCAGCTGAAGCGTTAAAGTATGGGCTAGTTGCGGTTCTGTAACCAACCCAAGTTATACCGCTGTGTACCATAATGTCAACTTTGGCAAAGTTATTGTTGTACCACAGTTGTCCATCTGTTGGCTCATTTAATGGAGAATCTGGACTTGCAACGAACCCGTCGTTGGCTTCATCTGCTAATGGAGTCCAGCTAGTTACAACGTAATCTTCTACAGCTTCTGATGGAGCTGTGTAGAAGTTTGTTGTACCAGTTTCATTATATGGATTGTAAGCAGTAAACAGTGCTGCAATAGGAGTTCCAGTGCCGTCTGTGAACCGAATCTCACCGCCAGCTTTGTGACTGATTGTAATAGTTCCATCTGCTGTTACTGCTGCTTCAATATGATTGGTTACAGCGTTGCCGGCTGTGTCGGTCATAGAAATTGCGTTAATTGCTGCGGCCAATGTTTCAGCATCAGCTGTAGTACCCGCTGCTGTAAAGCTAACTGGAGTTGCTGCTGACAACGCTAAAGCACCTTTAATGCTTTGTTTGATTGTGAATGTTTTTGCACCCGCTGAGAGTGTAGGAGATGCACCACCAACAATTTCTACCGATTCAACCACTGTAGAACCTGTAGTTGAACGTCTCCACACTCTGAAACTTAGCTCTTTGAAAGTTGTATCGCGTGTATCTGGTGCATCATCTGTACCATCTGCATAGCTAAATTGTTCTTCGGCGTTGGCCTGAACATAGATACTGTTTACTGGAATGTTTGCGCCACCGCCACTACGATCTAGGTAGTAGCTGGCTGCTGCACCATTGTCATAGATAGGAGCATCAATTTCTGCCCAGGCTTGTGTAGCTGAATTCCATTGTTTAACAATTAGGTCAGCGCCGTTACCTGGAGTTGTTGTTTTCAACCAAATGCTGCCTGTTGGTTTTGGCTCAGTGTCAGCTGTTTTCCACTCAGGAACTGCTGTGTGAGGTGCAATGGCCAATGTTGGCGGAAAATATTCGTCAGCTATAATACCAAGACTACTTGCTGCGGCTGTGGCAGCAATAAGAGTTGAAGGATTAGCCCCGGCTGCAAGAACAATACTACCAGAACTTGTAGAATCTGCTAGTCCCTCTGTGGCACCGTTGCTGTATAGGTATAGTTTGTTGCTTACTGCTTTTGCATAAACACCAGAACTACCACCCATTGCTGTGTTAATATCGGACACTAAACTTGACAGGGTTGTTCCACTGGCTGTAATCAGTGTACCGTTTAGAGTAAATGTGTGTCCTGCTGTTAATGCACTAGTAATTGTTTTAGAAACAACTGTTGGCCAGCTTGCTGCCCAGCCGCCCGAGCCTACCTTGACCCAAGTGCCAGCACCAACTAGACTTCCGCTTTCGTTATAGCCGCCGCCTGGACTCTTGTAATAGATTCTTGCAAGTTCTTTAGGAAGATTATCAAACGTACCTTTTTCAAATACCACGGCATAGTCGCCGATACTGCCAACACTTGCTCTTGGTGCGCTGGAAGTAATTTTAGTTGTTGCATCTGCATCTGTTAGAACAATTGGCTGCTTGATTGTGAAAGTTTGACCACCTGTAGTATCACCAGCAGCGCCGTTCCACTCAAAAATACCCCAAGCACTTGCGGATGTATCAAACCACCAAGCACCGTCAGTTGGCTCGCTACCTGGTTCAATTGCTGTACCTTCTAGTTCGTCTAGATTAACGTCTGCACGTACAATAAATGCGCTTGCTGAAACACCAAGGTAGCTATAGGCTGCTAGAAGACCGTATTCGTTGCGCTCACTGCCGTGAATTGGTGTGTTACTAGGTGTCTTTTCAAAGAAAGGAACACCAAACAAATCGCCAACATCTTTCTGACTGGTTAGTCTAAATGCTTTGCCAGCATTTGCTGCGGTTGTAGCAGTAGCAGTACCCGTGCCTGCTCCATTGCTTTTATCTTGTGCGGTTGCAACTACAATAAGGGGAGTAGTACCAGGTTCTGCTGGTGTGTAAAAACTCTCGTCGATTATCGTAACTTGTACGCCTGGGGAAACTAGTGCCATATTGTATTCTCCTGAGGTTTAGTTCTCTCATAATATTTAGCGTAGTATAGGAAAAATGGGCACTTATATTATATTAAAAAGGGCAGAAAAAGGGCGGTTAATAAATATATTATGCGTCCTTTATGTCAAACCTGCGAAGGTAAGCCCTGTGCGGTGAATTACCACAAAGATAAAAAAACATTTTATCGAAGTCAGTGTGACACTTGTGCTCGAGGAGCAAGATCAAAGAAACCAAGATGGGCGCAATCGGGTTACAAGAAAAAAGACATTTGCGAAAAATGTGGTTATAAAAGTAAACACTCAGAACAGTTTAATGTGTTTCATATAGACGGCAATCTTAATAATTGCAGGCCTACGAACTTAAAAACAATCTGTGCAAATTGTCAACGCACTTTACAAAAAGAGGGCATTACATGGAAACAAGGCGATCTTCTAGCAGACTACTAGCCTGTTTGTATAGATCGTCTATGGTTTTGTTATTGTCAATGACAGAATCAAACTCAGTTC